GATCACCACGCATAATTGATTTTTTTATTTGTGCACCAATTGATGTTTCTGGCAACGATATATCATAACGTAAACCAGTTTCATCAACTTCCAACTTTAATGTCCCGGCAGACACCCTACCAAGAAGATGATCATCATTATGATTATACAAAGCTCTAACATCGTGTTTCTCTGATATGGAATGATTAAATGCTTTTGCATCTACTCTTTCCACGATGCCTTGATTAAAACCGTTCATTCTATATTCTGTGCCTGGATCATCTTTTTTATAAAATACTGCTGCATACCCGCTAATCTTATCTGTTTCTTCGTCAAACCAGGTTTGATGTTGTACGCTTCGGACTTCCATTTGAATTCTCCTTTGAAAGAGTTATAGTTCTCGATAATGCAGTTGTTCCACTAGTGACTAGTTGTTCAATAACAGAACCAGCCCTTTCGTATAAATCAGTTTCTGAAGCTGCCCTTGCAACACCATCCATTGCACGCCTCCACATGTCAATATATCTTGCAGCTAATTCTTTTGCAGAAGGACAAATACAATCGGTAGCATGCACTGCTTCTACAGTCGGGATTAATCCTTTTTCCAGATGATCAATATGTTGTGCTATATCATCAATAGCAGTACAAAATGTTTCTCCTGATTTTCGTGCCCTAAGAAAAATTTGTCTCAATCTTTTACCTTCTCGTTCAAATTCCCTTGCTAGAAGCCTCTGTTGTGACTCTAAAATTCGTAGCCTGTTTACGTTTTCTTCGGTTGATTGTTGCGGTTCTTCTTCCTGTTGTCCTTCGTCAATATCATCTGTTGTGGTCATGTTTAAAGGAATAAAATAAGATTGTCCAGTATTGTCAGGCAACGGATTCATGTTTTCCCAAGCACGCACTTCATCACGGTTATAAAACCCATTTTGTAAGCCAACTGCATATACGCTGTGCCTTGTTGCTGCATCTGCTTGAAGTATTTTATTTCGCTTGAATTCTACAGTATGCGTATTTCTATCCCGTTCACGATACGAAAGCAATTTAGCAAAAGCCTCTTCCTGTATTTTGTCATACCATGGCCCAAGAGTAGATTCCTGGTAACTTAAATTTTCCTGCTCTAAACTAGCAAACGATGATTTTGTTTCATCACCCAATCTATGCGGCGGAATCCCCAAAACCCTGGCTGCGTCCTTAACTCCAAATTGCAAACTCTGTATCAATTGCGAATCTTCTGGGCTTACACCAGTTTGTTTCCATTCCATTCCCTCTTCTAATATTGCAAATCGATAGGCATTATCTAAACCAGCATGTAATTGCGAAAACGATTCTCGTAAATTATTAATTGCCTTATCGTCTAATCTGTGCGGATGAACTAAAATACCGCCTGGGTTTGCATTGTTTCTGAAAAATCTATTACTATGTTTTTCTGCTGCAAGACCTCTACCTACCGAATTTCTTGAATATTGAATCAAACTTAAGCCGCCAAGTCCGTCAAGTGTCATTCCGACTATTACAAACATATCCCTTGCTGGAACAATTTTCGGCGGTTGTCTTTGCCTGCCTTCTTTAGGAGTCAATTGAACTGTATAAAATAACTCTCCCTTTGCATTTCTAGCTGTTGACACTCCTTCTGGATGCAAAGGAAGAAGCTCTAAAGGCTGCGCACCGTTGTTTCGTATAATCCATGAATATGATCTTCCATAAACAAGCGCATGTGTTACAACAACTTGCTTCCAAATATTGGAGGTCATATCTTGATTGGCTTGTCTCCGTAAAAGACGATATGCTGAATGATTCTTTGCCTCTTCTTTTCCTTTACCTTCCCGTCTATATACAACAAGTGGCATTTGGGCAATATCACAAGCAATACAACGAACACCAGCCCAAATTGGCGAATATTCCAATAATCTATCGGCAGTAAGACGAATACCAGAATCTCCTTCTGTCGTTCCAAAATAATGACGCCAAATCTTTGGGTCAGTAATCGGAACATTTGGATTTTCAACGGTCCTGCTGTCTGCTGGACCCATAATCATTTGTGTTAGAAACATAACGCGCTACCCTAAGTGCACCAATCATGGCCAGTGCACCCCCAACAATCCAAGCGCTTGGAGGATGAATTTGCCATACTCCGAAAATAACAGCGGCCGCACCAGTCAATAATGCCCCATCACATACAATATTCAAACCTCTAATACTCCACGTTCGCTATAAACTGACCGCGTTTCTCGATACACCATCCATCTAGAAATCGCGATAATTGTAGCGATTATTCCATCAATTCTAGTGGTGCTTCTCTTTTTAATTGGGCGGACATTATCATTTGTATCCCGATATTCAACACATCCAGAAGCCATCCATCCAAGAACTGGATGACCTCCATGTCTAAGCTGCCTTTCAGTAACCATAGACTCAAATTCTGTCGAAGCCGGTCCTATAGTTCCCATGGTCTGTCTTACTGCAGTCATAGGCAAACCATGCAAATGCTCCAATTGTTCTTCACATAATTGTTGTGCGTTGTATGGATCATATCCTATGTCTCTCACATCAAAAAATTCTGTATCACGCAAAATATCTTCTCTGATTTTTGCCTGTTCTATTGTGTCTCCATGAGTTGTTCGCAAAAAACCCTGATCAATCCAAGATCCATACGGCACATGATCCATTCGTTCGCGCTGCTTTATTTGTCCCTCAGGAATATATAATCTTGGAATTATATAATATTTATCATCATCAGGGATAAACCAAACAACTGCTGATAAATCGCGACTAGTAGACAAATCTATTCCGCCATAAGCTGGCATACCAACAAAATTTTGCTCTGAGAATTGCTCAGACATTTCTGGTGATTGCCAATTGTCCATTGACAGCCAGCTAGCTGAACTACCTACCCATTGATTTAATGTATATCTCCGGAAGGCATTTTCTTTCGTCGGACTATCAAGGGCTTCTTCGCAATCTTCGCGTATTGTTTCAATATTGATTGTTTTATCAAGCGATGGGTTGGCTTTTCTCCAAGTCTCTGGGTCTTTCCAATTGTCTTCTGGACCTGCTGAACGAATATAAACGTGCCAGTTAGAGCCTTCAATGTCGCCATCCAAGATTGATTGAGCATATTTATGCTGTTCGTAACAAATTCCGGAAACATCATCTCCAGCAGTAGTGATTATGAAAAACAAAGGCTGATCACGCATTCTTCCTGCATACATCAATGATTCGTAAAATTCTCTATTTCTCCATGCGTGTAATTCATCCATAATTACACAGTGTGCATTGAGCCCTTGCGCAGTATCTGCATCAGATGAAATTGCTACGTATGACGCATCGTTCCCATCAAACAAGATTCTTTTGGTACTTCTACGCACCGTAAGTACTTTTTGCAACTCTGGCGACGCCTGTACCATATTCGCGGCTTCGCCGTACACGAGACTAGCCTGATCACGGGTGGCCGCAGCAGAAAAGACGTGCGCACCAGGTTCCTTATCAGCCACCAACATGTATAAGGCGAGACCTGCAGCCAAAGTTGATTTTCCATTTTTCTTTGGAATTTCTATGTAAGCTCTGCGAAATCTTCGTGTCCCATCTGGCCTTTTCCATCCAAAAATAGGGGCCACTACGTCTTCATATTGCCAATCTAACAACTCAAATGACTTACCCGCCCATGACCCCTTGGAATGCTGCAAAAGCTCTGAGAAGAAATCTCTGACCCTACTAGCGGCATCCTCATCGAAGGTGCACCCATTACGTACTGCTTGTTCGTCGCGAACAGAGCGTATCCAATGACTCCAGCTAGGTTTTACTCGCTTAATCACGTTAAAAATGACCTCAAAAAATCTTGAATCGCAATATAAACCGGATGTCCAGGCCAAATATAATTTACGATGATTGCACCCAACAGAATGCCATTGAGACCACCAGAAATAACCAGCCACAGCCACAAAATAGCCAATATTTTGTTTGTCATGCTAGATACTTTCCGATTCCAGCCTTCGATTCTTTTGTTGGTTTAGCTACAAGCTTAGACCTAGAAGACGGAGTAAGACCAAATGACTCTAAATACATTCGTTTTTGTCGTGACGCTTCTTCGACAACGCTAATTGCTGGATTTTTGTAAGATTTTCCAGAACGATCTTTCAAAAAATAGCCATCCCTGTCTATCTTCCTTTGTGCAGACTCTGCCCTTTCCCAAATTTTCATATATTCCCATAAACCAGCACGGTCCACCAACGAAAGTATCGTTAATGCGCCTAATTCTTCTGTTATTCGCGCCCATTCGCGGAATCCTGCAGCTGTAAGCCAATTTGGGCGTTCTGGCGCACCAGGAGGCGCCTCTGGCTCATTAAGATTGATCCGATCCTTGTTCGGCTCGCCCTTAAGTATCTTTAATTTAGTAGGTCTAGGTCGTCTTGCCATTTTTCAAAATTCCGTGATTTTTTTTGTTGAG